GAACCCTTATCGCCTTTGAAAACTGCCCCGCTTAATGTCTGGAACCCCTCTTGTGTTAGAATTGTTTCTGAAGTTACAGGGTCAAAGGTTCTTACTGATCTTCTAACAGTAATTTGCTGCCCTTTATCATTTAAGAGTTTTTCAGCCGTGTTAGCTAGTCCTGTATAAAAATCTGCCATTAGACTCTAAGGCTACTAAGTGAACCTGTCCCGCTTGCATAAGCCCCGCTTTTAACTAGGTCTTTTAGCAGTGAATTAACAGCCGTAAATGTAGGTTTAGAAACGCTAGTCCCTTTCTCTGCATATTGAACTTCAATAACGTCAACCTTTTCTCTAACAACTTCTCTTCCATCCCCTGTAGGTTGCAGGTCACTGTTAGTAGCTTCAAAAGTTAATTGCGATTGAGCTTTTTTTAATTTGTGGGGGATTTCATCGTTAGCAAATAAGATGCCTTGGATATATAAATCTGCCCTTGGAAATTCTGTAGCTTGCGGGGGGTTAGCTGGAACTCCCTTATAATCTAACGCTTCTAGATAATCAAAAGCTTTAATTGCTAGGATTTCAATTTCTGGATCTGTGCTTGGAAGTGTTAGCCCCCTCAAAGCTGCATAATCCTTTGCCTCTTGAACTGAAATATAAGAGTTGGCATTTGCTACCCCGCTTCCATCTTCAATAATTAAAGCCATGATATTTTATTTCCGCTTGCGTCTTTGTGAACGCTCAATAACTGGTTGATTTTGTTTCCTCATGCCAGCAATGACCTGTTCAAAACTAACCTTTTCCCCTGCAATGTTACCATCTTTGTTAGTCCCGTTAGAAACGGTTTCTGGTTCTTTCTTTTTGCTGGTTTTTTTTGCTGCTACTTTCTTAGGAGCATCTTGTTCTTGGTCTGGTTGCCAAGCTTTTTTTGATTTAGCCATTTTATTATTTGTTAAAGTTCAGTTAGGGCAGGAGGTTAGACCTATAACCCCCTGCCCCTCTTGAACTAATGTTAGATTAACCGTTAGTGACAAGATAAGCCAAAGGAACTTTCTTGCGGTCAAATACCCGTGTCCAGTTTGCTGCCGTTGCCAATTCGGCAAGGGTAGCACTAACACTTGCAACTGAAGCTGAAGTGAAGTTGAAACCAGATGGATGGGTTAGCCAAGTTTTACGCTCCCAAAGAGTTTCCAAACCTGCGCCTAGTCCCTTTGCTGGATCACGGTCTACTTCAACTGGAACAAGGGGAGAACCCATGCCATAGCCGATAGCACCCGCACCAAAGAGGATAGTCGTATATTTGAAACCAGAAGTTCCACCCGCTACAACTGGCATGCCGTCATCTACGATAACACGCTTACCAAGATAGCTAGGAATGTTAAGAGTGCCTGTAGAATCTGCAACAAAATCAATGTCATCAAGATTCACCAAACGCTTATAAACTGCGGAGTGCATAGCAATGATGCCAGTAACTCCAAAGTTATCACCTAACGTAAATGCAGTTTCTACAACTGCGGAACGTCCGATTAGTTCACCTGCTGTAGCATTGTTGCCGTCTTCACTGGCAATATCATTAACCATATCTCCACCATCGTTAGCCACGTTGAAAGCTTGAACTCCTTCAGCGGTTGCAAGGATGCGCTTCTGCCATTGGCGAGTCCAATAAGTATCGGTACGGTTGCGGATCCTACGCATAGGGTCAGAACCAGCAATTTCACCAACAAGATCTTTCGCTGCCCAACCATTGTTAAGATATGCGTTTCGTCCTGTTTGCTTGCCAGAACCAATCTTGTTAGGAACTGCGTCTACGTCATCAGTATCACCAATGTTAGGTTCTACTGAAGAATCAAGGTCGTTCCAGTGAGGAAGTTCCACTACATTACCACCGTTGTTAGCCTGTGCTTGAAGCACGGGGTTAGTAACTGCGATTCCACTTTCTACGAAAGCGGTTTTTTCGGGGCTATCATTTGCCGTATAGTCAAGATAGACTTCTGGAATGATTGCGTCTGCTAGTTGTACATCTGCCATTGTATTGTTATGTTATTAGTTTTTGTTAGATTCAAAGTTTACATTGAAACTTTTTCAGAATCTCGAAGTGTGCGGTAGTCATCTGGGCTAGACTGATACAAATCAGTCCTTTCCTTTTCAGACATATCGCTGAATGTTTTGGTGTCACTGACTCCGCTTCCGCTACCCATAGCACCGCTACCTGTCGCTTTACTGCCTACGATAATAGAGGAAAATTTCTCATTGGCAATAAATTCTTTTTTAAGTTCATCTACTGTTAGGGCAGAGGGTTTTCCTTCATTGTCTAACACTCTGGTTATTGTCTTACCATCTACTACCTCCGTTGTTAGTCTGGAAGCAATAGCCCCTGCCATAAGATCTGGAACTGTTGAAATTTCCGCTGCTAACTTGGTTGCTACGTTGTCAACCAGAACAGATTTTAAAGAACTTTCGCTAGTTGTTAGCCTTTCTTGGTATTCCTTTTCTGTCTTATCTAACTTCTCTTTGTAGCTTTTTTCTAGTGCATCTACATCATCTTTTGAAACTGCCCCTTTTCTAAGGTCAATAATTTCATCTTCTTTTGCTGTTAGTTGGCTTTTCAATTCTGATAATTCAGCTTCTACTTTCTGCCTCCGTTCTTTCTCATGATCTTTAGCCCTTTTCAAAGCCCCCGTATCTTCTGCCCCCTCTAGATTCAAAGTGTAATTCTCACCCTGTTGTTTATATTCAGCCTTGATAGGTTCTACCAATTCATCGAACTCTTCTTTAGTTAATACCTGTTTCATTTTGTTTTTTTGTTTTGTTTTTGTTTAGTCCTAACAGCAATCAACATGACGCTGTTAGAAAATTTGTTTTTAGTCAAAGTCTGGAAATTCTGGGGGTATCTCTACAATCCCCTTTGCGGCTATGATGCTTTCAATGTCGAACTTTACCTTTTCAATAAAACGCTTCTCTTCCTCATCTTTGCCCCTTGGGATAGTCCCTAGGGTTATAGAAACCATTATATCTTGCATCCTGTTAGTAGTGATCATAGCTTTTTATTCGGGGGTAAAGTCATTAACTTTAAGTAAGAATCTATCCCATAACTTTTGATTGTGTATCTTGGTAATGCCTTTCTTTTGCGACATTACCTTAATCGTTTTGTTTCTTGTGTTAGTATCCCACAAAGTCACTTCATCAAAAATCTTTTCCTCTAATGCTTGGGGAAGTATTTTAGAAATGTTTGCGTGTGTCTCTTGAACAAATTCGTTGGGAACCATCCTACCTGTTTTCTTGAACCTCTCCACGTTTCTTCTAACAGCTTCAGAGGTATCCACTGTAACGTAATTAGCTTGAAGCTTTGCCCCGCCTTGCCTCATTTTAAGAGCTTTCTTTTTCAGCTTCTCAAATGATGAATCTCCCGTTCCATCTAAAAATATATTGTGTTTTTTCTTTGCTGCCTCATTAACGATACGCTTTGCAAGAAATGAACTTTCCTCATGAGCAAATGCCGCTGCCTTAGCATCTCCAAATTTAGTTTTTAAGTTATACTCTGGAAGAAACTTTTTGATTTCATCTGAATCGACTGTAACTGCATTTTTCAAATTTTTAACTTTGCCAGTTTTAAACAATACACTTTTACCAGAAGCGGGACCACCTCCCGTCATTGAAGCTATTGGATTGCTAACAGGTTTTGTCCCGCTAAAAAAGTTATCAACAATTTCATCATGCAAAATTTTTCTTTCTTTAGTCAGAACTCCGTTAGACATGAATCTTGCTAGGGAGTCTTTGCCCCTTGGGTTAGCCCTTGGATATTCTTTATCTATAAGGGCTTGCCCTTTCTTAGATTTTTTGAGATTTCCAGAAATGATAACATCTCTTTTAGATTCCATCTCTTTTAATGTTAGGGGTCTAAAATTCTTGTTAAGGTTTAGCTTTGAGAATTGGAGTGAAGTTAGCTTACCATCATTCAACCACTTTGTTCTCTGCTTACCTATTGCCACTTCTTGAAAACCTGTTGGTTGTCCTTTTAGCCAATCGTAATAGGTTTGGTTAGCTGGAACCTCCCCACCCAAAGCGGAACGTGTTGCCCCCTCATCTAGAAAATCTAACTCTAGATCATCAGCTAAGACGGGAACTGTTGTAGACCTGCAACCAATATGTATTGGCGGGGAAGGTCCGAAACCAACTTTCCATTCCTTGCCGTCTAAGGATCTGCAAACTTGTGTTGTCCTACCGTCTAACGTGCTTACCCATTTCTTGCCCTTAACAATATCTTTGTTAGCATCCCAAGTTGCGTTTCTTGCTGTAGAACTTACATGCTGAACTGAAGTTCTAACAACTGCTTCAGCTTGCCTATTGCCTAGATTGGTTATTCCGTCTTTATAGTTATTAGCTTTAGTGCCTCTGATCTTTTGCACCATTTGATTTAGGGTTTGCCCTTCCTTGTATCCATTTCTAACAACTCCTTCAACCTGCTTTAATTTTGTGGCAGACCAACCCTTTAAAAAAGGATCTAACATTTGCCCCGTTGCTGTTATTGGTGTACTTGCCGCTAATGTAAAAGCTTTAGCCGCTGCTGATTTGGCAACTACATCTTTTGACTTAATAACCGTGTTTAAAATTTCCTGTTCAAATAATGATTCAGACCTAGCCAAATCAGATAAATCTCCTGTTAGATCATCAAGCATTTCAGCCTGTCTAAGCTTTGTGATTCCATTCATGTTAGAAACAAAACCGTTAAGCTGTTTTTTGGTAAGCTGATTAACGCTCTCAACTCCAAGTTTGCTTGCCTCTGCAATCAATTCATTTTCAAGCTTATTTGATAAGCGCAAATAGTTTTTATATGCCCCGCCTTTGTATCCCTCTAACAGAACTTGATGACGGGTTATTATGTCAGTTAGCCCTTTACTCATCTTCTGCTGGTTCTGCTACAACTTCAAGATTTCTCAAACTATCCGCTTCAATAACATCTCTAGCTTCATCGTTTGGAAGTTCTGCTATTGAAGCCCGTTTAAGATTATCTCTAAGTTCATCCCATGTTAGAACATCGTTCTGCCATAGTGAAAGCAAAGCCTGTTGTGATTGCGGATCTAACTTGTAAATGTCAAAATCAGTATTCAGTTCAAATTGGATTTCTCCATCAGTTCCGACAAATAACATGCACCATTCCAAAGCTTGAACAAAAGCCTCCGCTGTATTTTTTGCTGCGGAACTCAAAACGCTAGTTTCAGAAGCATTTTCTAGCCCCGCTTCCGTTGCTGTTCTTTGAACCTGCTTTTGTTCTACTAGCTTTGCCCCTAGTGCCACCATTTGCCGTTCCTTTGTATCCATTGCCTCTTTAGGCATGCCGTTAGCGGAGGCTTGTATAAGCCCCATAGAACCCCCCTCTGGAAGCGGTATAGCTGCCCTAGATCCTAAGTGAACCTCTCCCTGTAAAACATCGTCAACCCATGACTGATCTAGCCCCGTCATGTAAGGGGTAGGTTGCCCCGTTATGTAACATGCTTCTTCATAGTCTGCGGAGTTTCGATAGTGCGCAAGATTCAGAACCGATAGATCATAAATGGGGGGAACGTCTGGATTAACATCATTGTTAGACCAACCAACAAACTGAAAAGGAATTTCTGTTAGTGGAACCCCTGCTGAACTTGTAGGGGTAAACTCACTAACCAATGCAAATTCCCCAACGTCACTGTTTCCATCCCTCCTATAGATTTGAACAACGTAAACTCCATCAATCAATCTAAGAACCCTGTATTGAGGTTTAATCTCTTGCTTGAAACCATCATCTGTTAGAACGTGAGTTTCCTTCAGCACAACTAGAGTTAGTTTGTTACCTGCCCCAAATCTTTCAGTTCTCCAGTTGATAATATCGGTTGCTTCATAATGCAAAATGTTAGGTCTAATCAAACCGTTAATTTGCTCCTGTCTGGTTGCTACTGCTTCAACTACTGGATAATCAACTAACAACCCTGCCCTGCCATTAGCTAGGACATGCCCTAACACGCATTTTGATTGCTGTATTAGCGATACTCCAGAACCATCTGAATCATCTGCTATTGAATCTAACAAGGGGGGCAAATCTAAAACTGGTTCTTTTGAAAAAACCTGCCCAACTAATCCAGAAAGTGTTCTAGCTGTTACGTTGTAAAATACTGCCCTAAGAATGTATTGATCATAACGGGTTTTGTTCTCCGCACTAACATCTGTGGGGTTAGGTTTTGGCAAATATGTTTCCCGTTTTTTCTTAACCTTTGATTCACCTGCTAGGCAATCATTTACTTGTTCCCAAAGGGGTTTTAACTCTGTGTAGAGAGGGTGTTCGTGATTTACTTGTGGCATGTTGTTAGTTTTTACATTGCATGTCTGATAGAAACTGAAGTTGCCGCACGGGTATTCCCATGCAAGACTCTATACCTAATTTCATCAAAGGCATGATCATCTGGTCCTTTTAAAACATCTTCTGGATTTTTTGGATCCCGTGGCATTATAGGTAGAGTAGCTAAAGATGCCAAGCAGTTATTCATGAAGTATATCCCCGCCCCCTCTTTGTCAATAGAAGCTTTCATTCTTGATCTAACTAAATCTAACCCAACAATTCTAGAACCTGCGCTTTTGTTAGACTTCAACCACCTAACCCCCCTATCTGCCATTTTCTTTTCTATGGTATCAGCTTTCTTTTCAATGACGCTAGAGATTTGATTATCTGCTACCCCTGCATTTACCTTTGCGCTTATCCAACCCAAATCTAACAACTGCTTTTCCATAGCCAATATTCCATCCGCTATCTCTGCTGCTGTTAGCCCTAGCCCCTTGTTAGTTCCCACCTTTTCAGCACCATACCATTCAGCAATTCTAATAAGTGTTCCTTTCGGGGGGCAAAATATAGTTCCATCCTCCATAATTGCTTCTTCCCCGTTAGCCTCTGCCCACCATCCAACTGAAAAAGGGGTAGAGCTTCCCCAATCAAAAGATCTATCTAACCTCCATGTATAAGGGATTTTAAACCTTGGTAAAACGTGAACATCTTTTTGCCATAAATCATCTAATGCCCCACCCGCTACAATATCCCAATCACCATTTAGCATTGCCCTAACAAGATCCTTTGAACCTAGCCCCGCTAGAGTTGCGGAATACTCTTCATAATTAAGAGTTGGATTATCTGTTAGTAATGCTGGAATATATTGCCTTAGCATCCCTCCTTCATCTCTTGCCATTCTAACAACTTCTTTGTAAGGGGCATTATCAACAAAGGTAGACTTAACCCAAGTATGTCCTACCCCTCCAGGATTTGAACCGCATAATATGTTAGGGAATTTGTTAGAATACTTCTCTGGAATTTCTAATGATCCCAATCTACACCTGCCCCGCAAATATCTGTAAATTGATTCTGAAAAGTGTGTTAGTTCATCAATCATCAGAACATGTATTTCAGCACCTTGATATTTAAATTTGTCTTTCTCATGCTGGCAGTGACACAACCAGATTTTGCTACCGTTCCAAAATGTAATAAGATTCTTTGTGGAATTGTAAGTAGCTAAACCTAGACTCATCCAACCTGCTAGAATTGAAAAGAACCCCCCGCTGCCTTCCATGTGATTCTTGTAAAGGTCTTCCGATACTCTGCGGAAAATGTAGACCTGCAACCCTGCAACCTCACTAGCCCAATTTATAGCCGCTATCCTCATTAGGTGACTCTTGCCCCCACCCGCTGCCCCACCGTATAGAATTTCCGTAGCTGTAGAAAAGAAAGCTTCAGCTTGCTTGTTATGCAAAGCAATATCTATGATGGTTTCTTTACTCATCTTTGTTAGGGTCATTAGCCTGTAGATTGATAACAGGGGTAATAGATCTAACATCAATTTCATTCTTGATCTTGCTAGTATCGGTTTGATCCAAAAAGATTTTGCCTAGCCAAATGCACATTCCAACATTTCCCTGCATAGCTAATTCTATTTGCTGCCTCCGCAATGACATTTTTAGGTTTGATAGCCCTTTTTTATATGCCCGACAAAAAGAACCCCTAACAATGTCCTCATCTCCCTCTTCCATCCTCCTTTCAATAGTTCTAGCGGTTGTGTCAAAGAATGATGCAACCTCTTCATAAGTAGCCCCCAAGCTACCTAACTTCTCTACCGATTTAAGATCGAAGTCTTTCCTTGGTCTGCCCTTAACCGTTCTCTTTACCCTCTTTGCTGCCTTTCTAGCAGTTTTCTTTTTTGGGGTATTTCCTCTATCGCTTTTTGCACCGCTTTTTGCCATAGTTTTGTTTTGTTGTTTATTCTAACACGTATCCGCATTTTGGACAACATTTAGATCTGCTGGTTGTCTCTAGTTCTGGATCTTCTGGAACAGTTGCCGTCATCAACTCTTCTACATCTGGAAGACTAAACCCTGTTAGGTCTAATTCAAAATCTCCTGTATCTAACTCGCCTATAATATCCGCTAGGCTTGATCTGTCTATTTGGGATAATTCCGCTACCTTGTTATCTGCTACAAGATGCGCTAACTCATCCGCTTCATTCTGGAACTCTTGAAGGTCTATAGGCACTTGGTCTAGTCCTAACATCTCCGCTGCCATTAGCCTCCCATGCCCCGAAACAATAAAGCCCGAAAGGGTAGAAACAACTATTGGATTTCTCCACCCTTGGTAATCTATGATCTTTGCTAACAGTTCAATCTGTTTAGAGTTGTGGGTATTGGGATTTTTGGGGTGAGGTGTTAGGTTGATAGTGTCCCTTAGTTCATTGTAAGCGCAATTTATTTTCATTGCCTAACTTATTTAGAACATGCCTTTGCCACTTCCTCAAATGTCATTTTTTCTGCCCCCGTGAACTTTCTCCACCGTGCAAACTGCCAAGAAACCTTATTGCTATCAATCCCTAAATCTTTAGTTAAATCTAGAACTTCACTAGCCCTTGCAAACCTTTGTTCTTTGTTAGAGATGCTATCTGCCCCCTTCCAGATTTGACCTGCCATAGAGGTTTCATTTGCCTTTGTGATTCCATTACTCATTGCAGGGAGTAAATCATAATCAATGGAAAGCTTAACCTTACGGGTTTTTCTTGTTGATTTTTTATTAGCCATGTCAAAACAATAACTAACAATAAATTCAAATCAATCAAGTTTATTCCTCATTAGGTTTGCCCCCCGTAGGGGGCTTGCTTGTTAGTCTTCTCCATCTTCCCACCCCATGCAATGAATAGTATCCTCCGTAGCCTCCTCAATGCCTCCCTGCATATCCTCAATCAGAGATTCAATCGCCATTGCTCTTGTGGCGTTCCAAGGCTTGAAAGAATACCACTCGTAAACTAGCGAGTTGGTTCCCGTGTCTGCCCATGCTTTCCATTTTGGAGCGTAAACATAGATTGCCCCGCCTTGATCTGTTAAGTCTTCATCCCATGCCCCTCCCTCTGGAAGTAGCTTTTCTAGTGATCTAATATTTTTCATTTCTGTTAGTTAGGTTTCTTAGTTCTTCTAATTCTTGCTTAGTTGGGGCAAAGCCCTTTTGCGCTTGCTGCCAAGCTGTTAGTGCCGCTTTGGAATTTGTGCTATTGCGGATCTCCGCTAGCTCTCCTAGTAGCTTTTGTGTTACGATTACTTTTTCCATCATTTCTGTTAGTTAGGTTATGCCCCCCGAAGGGGGCTAGATTGTTAGACTCCGCTCATGTTATGCGCTGGAGTGTCCCCCCTGCTGATTGCTTGGTAACGTGACGAAACGCCTCCCCTTGCCATTACAGCGGCTTTATAAGTTGCGAACGGATAACTCTTCCCTGTAACGTGATTAGTCAAAACGTATCCGCTCCCGCAAACCTCAATAGAGGAATAAGGGGATTTGGCGAAATACTCCTTATCTTGATTGGGCAGGTCATCACCACCTAGGCAAAAGTCTTCATGCTTTGCATGCCGCTTGTAATACGCTGCCTCTGCTTTTGGGTCATCATTGTGAACAATGTGATTAAATGCGTTAGAAAGTCTAACGTGCCTCTGGTAGTCTTGCTCTGCTGTTATTTT